GTACATGCTCTCCATTACTTTTTTAGGTTCTGCACTGACACCTCTATTAGATTTTGTCCGACCCGTATTTGTAGGTGCGGCATACTGGTTGGATACCTGCCCACGAGCTTCAGCGGCCATGTAGTCTTCATAGTTTTTTCTGGACAAACGCTTTTGGAGCATATCTTCATAGTCCATATTGCCGCCGCTACCTAGTCTATTCATATTCATATATTTGGTATACTTTAGATCAAGTTATTTTTAAAGAGAAATTTTATTCAGAAAATTACGGCGTTTAGCACAAGGGGAGTCCGGACGTAATTTTTTTTGTTCATTTAGGCAGGGTAAATTCAATGCTTTGGCTACAGGTTTTATTAATTGTTCAACAATATCCCCCAATCCTTTCACCCCATAAGGGCACTCATCTGGTGCACCAATCATGACCCTCCAGTTAGGATCGGACCTACAGACACGGCAGTGAGTCCGACTTAAGCAATGCTCGGAATCTGTAAATTTACTCATGTATTAAGTAATTCAAGATAGAAATCAATTCTTTCAAATTCGACGGCTTCCAATTCTGCTAAACCAGTAAAACTCAAAATCATTGAAGTATTTTCAGTAGGCTGGATTATAGCTTCAGCAGTTCCTGACTGTACGTTATCATTAAATCCGCCGCAGTTGGCCGAGTCTTCAAAGGTAAAACTGATGGTGCGGCCATCATTATCTGTACTCCACGGATTACTGGATCCACTTTGCGATAGGGACCATGTTAAATTTAAGTTTGGTGTGAAAGAGTAATTTACTACATAAAAAGCACCTTGATGGTAGTTTTCATCTCCGGAAGTTACTTCAATTCGCAATTTATAGCTTCTATTCTTTTTTAAAATATACGGTGGATTTCGATAATATGTTTTAATAGGTGGCCCCATTTGACAACCTAAATTACCCCCAGCAGACCACCCTTGTGCTATCAGTGGGTCGGTAACTGAGCAACATCCGGGGCAATAAACGCTATCTGTAATTACTGCCATTTTATAAATTGAGCGTCACCGTCACAGTACCGTCTTCACACACTGCATCAATTGAGGCTTGGTCCAATCTTTTTTCAATTGCTGCAAGTCTGCTTAAAATATCTGTCGAAGGTATCCCATCCCAATCTGTTTTATTGGTAGCAACTGCACTCCCATTAATTCGACCATTCACCAAAGACATATTCTGTAATACTGAAACGCTCGGGAAACTGCCCAAGGAGGTAGGTTTATTTGTTGAATCCGAAGCAGAAGCAACTCTGCTGACAGATGCGATTCCTCTGCCGTTATCACTCGCGGTTTGGATCATATAACTCGGCTTAAAGTCAAAGTACCGCGTGTGTAGTAGACTTTGCGGTTTGGTCGATCAAAATGTGATATATAGATATAGAATGGCGTGAACGGGAATCCCGTACCTTCAAGAAGTACGGTTACGAACCATTGGTCGAATCGGCGGAAAAAATCAAATGACGGTGGAAGATATAGGGTTTCATTATTGAATGGTGAACCACCCGAAGTGGAGATAACATCCGGTCCCGGTTTACCAGAATTGGGGTGCTCAAATTGCAAAATAATCTCATCGACTACCGTAGAAGTAAACGGTTCGGGATTGGTGAAATTTACAGTACCAAAATCTAAAGGTACAGTAGTGTAGTCTCCCGGAACAACGGGGATCGTAAAATTTACCGATGGTGTTTCGATTATCATGCTCAGAAAGATCCGAATATACTGGTTAGCTGACTATACGCATTATCTAACATAGAGTAGCTATTATTTTCATTATAAGCATTAAATTGAACTGCCGTTGTATTAGGCCTTCTCCAGCGTCTAACTGAGGCATTATTTGCAGCCAATGAATAAGTCTGATCCGGTGGCTGTATTACGGCTATCACTCCGTAATAATAAGCAGGCGGTGTTGGGGGGCTGTAGGGGTCATCTGCAGGGCCACCTGCTAAAGTGATATGACCCGCATGGAGATCTATCAAAGTGTACACATCTACCCAGTTAAAAACTGGTGTACTTACTCCTGATATTGTAGAAGTAATTCTATTATCAAAAGAATTTAATGTAAAATTTAAAATTTGTGGTCCAGTTGGTATATTGCTAGTTAAATTGAGAAAACGTCGATCATTATCGGCGGTCCTCAAACTACCGTTTGAGGGTTTCATAAGTTCGACACCATACTGTTTTAACGAATTTTCGGAGGGCTGGTATGGAGTCCAAGCCGAAGCGGTAGCCAACAGTGGTGCTGCCCAACTACCGCGATCGACTCCATGGTCAATAAATCGATCCATACCGGGGGTATATTTCAACGCCACAGTATTATTATTACTATCTTTTAATTTAATCCATTTACCCATGTTAGATCGGCTCCTTTACATACATTAATCGTTTCACCCAAATATTACCGTACCATGTTTTAATCTCACCGCCAATAAGTAACTCTTGTCCGGGTATGTAGTTTGTCGGATTACTGGCATCACCAAATCCAACCCGATAAACTACCCCGCCGCGTGTTACCGATCCTCCACGAATCGACATAGGGGCCGGGGGGTGGATGGTGTTTGCAGGAATGTCAAAAAGTTGTTGCGCCCAAGAACGTGTCTCTACTTTGAAAAACGGAAGATTTGAGATATCCAAAGCAGGATCACTCTCCAAATGAAAGGTAGTAACCCACTTAGCGGCTACAATCATGGTGGTCGGCAGTCGGTTATCCAGCTGACCCATATCGACGGAAATTTCACCAGTATCTTTTAGAATAGCTTTCCACGTATATATGATTCCGGGAAATGTGTATGTATCTGTTGTGTACTCCACGCGGGATGCTGGCAGTACTGGTTGCCCTGTGGCTGGATTTATCGGGAGTTCTTTGGTGGTGCGTAGTACATACGGAAACCGCATCGGGGAATCTTGGATGTCCATTGTTGCACTGGTGAACACCGGAGCGGGTAGCGGCTGGTATCGAGTCAAGAGTTCACGTTTTACTTGGACTACGATATTTTTCTCCACCGTCTCGTACGTACTGTACGGATCGGGCAACTTCTCCATTGTCCTACGCTGACGAGTGGCTTTGGAAACATCCTCGGCGATGACGGAATCTGAAACAAAAAGCCCGGTTGGATCCGGTAGTTCTCCGGGAGGCACCTGTTGGTTAACTACAGTCTCTATTACTCCGTATTCATTTATCTCGGTACTCGAGATTTCCGGTCCCGGAAGAGTTTCAAAAACTCTGTTTACCTTTAGGTAAAGACTATTTAATTCGCCATCAGCAGGTTCAGCCTCTTCGTCAACGAGCCTAGCTCCAGCAAACAGGGGGTCAGGGGTTCCGTCTTCGAACGGCTTGTACTCATCACGCAACTCCAAGTAAGTTCGTATGTATATAGGATGATTTTCGCTACCTCCGCTATACTTGATAGCGTAGTTGTAAGCCTCTTGGTTTACGCGATCAGTGGCATAAATCCGCCGAACAAATCGGTCATCTTCTAGCGGTGCCTGTGAAATGAGTTTCGCCCCCGGAAAACGGGTTTGATCCGGATACAGGGTTCCGTATTCCAAAGGTTTGTAACCGGGAAGCCGTGAGTCAACATCCAGAGTTATCACGATATCCGACACCTGAGGTGTAGGATAAGCTGTGATCGGTGTATCCGGTGCTACTGGACGTTTTTGGGCCATGGCTAGGACTTGTCGATTAGGACGTAGGGGATTTGTTTAACCCCTGCACGGTTCATCTCCATTTTCACGAGTTCGTAGAAGCCACTCCACTGCGATGGGGGTATCGTCTGACATCCGAGAGACGAGGTCGTAGAATTCGATCCTTTGTGAATATTAATTCCAAACCATCCACTATCATCACCCTCTTTGTAGCGAGAGACCGTGACCGGGGCAGCTTGAACCAATGCAGGATACTGACGGCTTTTTGCTTTGCTAACGTTGTGAATACCGAGCTTATACTGCCAGACTCCCGGTTTAAGGCGTGCTACATGCGGTTTAAGGATCGACGGGTCCGTGTTCGCATTGAACGGGTAGAAGCCATACTTCGAAATAAGGAAGATGGCATCGTCGTACACATTGATATTATTGCCGTGAGGGGCAAATGTATCGCTGTAGTACCCGCGAACTCCGACCAAAGTAACCGGAGAATCCACGCCTTTCAGCATGGTCTCCGTTTCTTTTCGAGTTTGCTGCGGCCTAAACTTAGGGATCATGGTGCCTTAAATAACGGAATACGATAACTATTCGTGGTTCCATTTGTGTGGATATTTATCTCCATCCAAGCAGCAGCATTATTAAATGCAACATTTCCAGTATTGGTTGGAGCAGTGTTTGTATTAAATACAGCAGCTTGAAAGTTTGTGGTATTAGTATTAGTTAAAGCCGAGAATGGCAGGCCTAAATTAGTTCTGCTTTCTGCTTTGTTACCCTCAACATTACCATCGGTAAACCTGATTGGTTCAACAAATGAAATATTGTGATAAAATGTCCATTGGCCTGCTTCACGAATAAACTTTACTGATTCCTCGGCGTTACTAATCGTAACAAAGTTGGTGGCGGTGCCAACCTGACGGACAGCCGTAACAGTGCTTGTCGAACCATTGTGGGTAACTGTTGCAGAATCCCCGTCAAATGTTGCGGAATTTGTTGGCAAAGCGATCACATTAGTCACACCCGAAATACTGGGTAACATGGAGTAGACATAAAGATTACGGGCATTTGTACCGTAATTTGTAGAATTTGTAAGTGGATTGAATGTCTGAACCAGTGTTTGAATAGGTGCGACTTGCCAAAAATTAGTCGGACTAACAACAGAACCATTAGTATTCACGGAAACAAGGCTGGTTCCAGCATTTGTATTTGTGAGTGCAGACCAACCAAGGCCAAGATTGGCTCTCCAAGTCGTAGCATCACTTGCCGTTTCAAATGTGAGAAAACCAGAATCGCTTACTCTAAACTCTTGCGCTTCAACCGTTCCTCCTCCAGCAGAAATATAAATGGTATCGATACTGCCGAAAGTAACCCCTGTGTTTGTTTCCCCAAGCCCTATTGCTGTGCGAAATTTAGAAACATTGGTATTAGTTAGTGCTGACAAACCGAGTTCAAGGTTTGTCCTAGCTATAGCTGCATTAGTAGCTCCCGTCCCTCCATTGACGATTGCGGTAGTACCAATAATATTTGTAGCACGTAGGTTTGTAAGGTTTACTGCATTACTTGATGCAAGGTTGGAGAGGGTCAGGGAAGACGGTTGAAACGCGGAAGAAGCGTTGGTCGCGGCACTGCCTAGACCGAGACCCGTACGTCCCTGCGAAGCATTGGCCGTCCAAAAATTAGACGGATACGTAATAGTATAGTTGGACTTATTTACCATTACAGCGTTCTGTCCGTAAGCATTTATGGCTACCGACATTGCTGTAAACAAGATTGCTAGTTTTTTACACATCGACGAATTCATCTCCAAGCGCGAGTTGGTTATCTGGATTTCCTGACACACGCGCCTCATGCCAGTTTCCGGTTGTAATATTACGTAGTAACAGTCGACCTGTGGTCAGGTCAACCTTGTATCTATTTGAAGTCAAAGTAAATCCTACAGGAGGCGTATCTCCGAGAGATATGGTCGTTCCGTCAATGCCTCGTAGCAATACATTGACCCACACACCTGTATCGTCATTTTTAATCTGTAGAATCCCGTTATTGATGCGCACAAAATCATCTGACAATGAGGTAATCTCGTTGACGGGGCCAAGCACGGCATCCCCGAGAGAAAACGTGAAACTTCCGTCTTCCCCAGTGACAACAAGTTCTCTCCAATCATTGCCATCGACATTACGGACGAGAAGTCCGTTGTCGTAGGATACTCCGACATACAATCCCGCTAGATCCATATCGGTAACGCGGTATCCGCTATTGACCAATGTATAATTAAACTCAACTTCTGTGATATAAGAGGAAGTACTGAGTTGAATGATTCCAAGAAAATCAGCTGACGGTAGGTCATTTCCCGGACCCGCATCCAATTTCAGAGACTCGCGATAAGTGGTACCAGTTACTGAAACCTGACCATCGTAGAAAACAACCCCGGACGAACTAAAACTAGGAACCCTTGAAAAACTGTTCAAAGACCACAACGCAGCCACATCCCTGCGGCGGGGCTTCTTGACGAGGAACTTGACTGCGGTATCCGTAACCCGCCCACCACCGCTGCGGTACACAGCCACACGCAGGGTATACTGATCGCCATACTTATCCGACCAAGTAGAGAAAGGCCGAGGATCATCGATCCAGCGGCTGAGCTTTCCACTATCTAGGTCTATGGCTAGGCTTTTCATCGTCCTTGGGTTTTTCCTTTCGGGGTTTCTTACGTTTAATTTTTACTTCGCGAGGATACTCGTCTTCCTTGTACGGGTCAAACTTTGGCATACTAAAAATCCACTTTTCCTTTCAGCATGATGCTTTTGATAGGCTTTTTCAGTGAACCTCCAAGTTTGATATCAAGTTTAATAGATGCCAGAAGACGAATCCACCAAGGACGCTTATCAAGGTGGTCATGGACAGGGTGCGGACGTGTGTTAAATATCGCATCCAGTCTGTCCTTCTCAGTCATTAACGGCTGGGATAGCCTTGCGCACTTCAGTGTAAGTCACGGGGCCGGGGATACCGTCTTGCGTAGTATTGACCAGAGCTTGGATCTTTTTGATCCCGTCAGTCTGGACGGTGTTGGTCAAGTAGTTCACAGCGGCCATAATGCAGCTAACGACAAATCCGGTAACTGCTACTTGATCTACTTTGCTAGCTAGGCTGGAATCATACGAAGCGAGCTTGGCAATAGCGGCACCGACTGCCGTAGCAATAATAGGGGTCAGGATACCCCCGGCTCGGGATACCAAGAATTTAAGTAGCGTATTTTTCATTATTCTTCCAGTTTCAGTCTCTGCACAGCCGACTCAACAGTGAGACGGATAAGGCTCTCGGTTGCATTAATACCAAGTTCCGAAGCGGCCATGGTAAGGTTTTTGATAGCCATATCGCGTTTCTGGGCCCCAGTTTTATCCAGATCGGACAAGCCTCGAACAATCTCAAGGGCGTACGGCAAGAGAGCGGCCATACCGGATGCAAATAACTGCTTGAGGATTGGGAGGTAGAAGTTCAGCAACGCTGTGCTAATTCCAGCTAGTTTGGCGAGTAGTGCTTTCATGGTTATTGAGTAAATACGTTCTTGAAACTTGTGAGTACTATCGTGACAACGGCACCCACCGCTGCCGAAAACCCGACTACATGGGATCGGTAGTTCTCCAAGTTCTTTATCCTCTCATCGTGCTTTTCGAACAAAGAGCGAAACGAAGACTGGTTGTCCAAGACTACATCTAGCTTGGTCTCCAGTCTTACAAGTCTCTCAATGTCTTCGTTCATTATATTTTAAAATTAAGTTTAGTTAATCCGTAAGTCAATTCTGAACAGCTTCTTCTGGAAGCGGAACCAGCACTACACTATTGCCATTCCATGAGAACTCACGGGATGGGTTAATAATAGCGCGAGGGCCAGAGTCTTTAGCGGCGTCAAGCGATTGATTGAGTGCCGTAGCAGTTGCGGCCTGCAACGCAACCAAACCCGTTACAGCTTCGGGGCCGAGATGGTTTAGCACTGCAACAAGACGCTCGTCGGGAAGACTCCACACAGAGGCATGAGCGGAGTTTAGACTCTGCACAAGCAGTTGACCGTAGTAAGTGGTTCCCTGCGCTGCGCGGTTGATTGCGAAGAGGTCTTGCTCAAGCTGCGTCTGCGGTACTAGCTGTGCATGGGCGGTGAGCGCAAGGGCTAGGGCGGCGACTAGGAGTAGGAGTTTTTTCATTGGTTTATGGGTAGATTTTTTCAAGTGAAAGGATGCTGTTGGACAGGAGAGTGCTTGTGTTTGTGTTGCTTGCGCTTGTCCAAAATCGAAAGTTTAGAGTGCCAGCATTCGTTGAGAAAAATACGATTTCTCCACCAACGTAAACAGGCGTTGAATAAGAGCTTGTTGAGTCACTCACTAGAGTTATGTTTGTGACTCCCGCCGCAATCGTCGCTCCAGACGGAGTAGAAGACTGAGGAGTCACTTGATAGCCGTTTCGAGTAGGAAACGAGTTGGTAGAACTGAACGCTAGGCCATAGGCCACATTGCTCCACGTGCTTGAAACAAACACAGACCACCGCAATTTATACACACTGCCTGCCGCATACGTTAGACTCAAACCTGTGTCGTTTGTTGGCTTGTCTGCCCCAACATTCGCCCAACTTGTTCGAACCACGTTTGTCGTCAAACTCGACACACTAAGGCGACTCGCCACAAACGAACTCCCCCCGCTTCCGTCAGCGGTCAGGATGCTGTTGGTTGCTGCCGAAAAAGATGGAACGCTGTTGTTTGTTGCAAGGGAGCCAAGGCCAATATCTGTTCGGAAATTGGTAACATTCGTATTTGTCAATGCAGACAAAGTAAGTCCGATTGCCGAACGGAAGTTTGTTGCATTGGTATTGGTAAGCCAGCTTGCTCCAAGCCCAAGATTTGTCCTAGCCACATCGGCATTTGTTGTTGTTGCCCATGATGGCAAGTTGCTCAGTATTGCAACATTGGTTGAAAGTCTTGCATCAGGCAATGTTCCAGCAGTTAAATTTGTCGCATTGGTGGTTGCTGGAGAATTAGAGTTTGTCAGCCAACTTGCTCCGAGTCCCAGATTTGTCCTTGTTGTAGCAGCATTACTAAAACCAAGCGGATTAGTAAATGTGAGAATATTCGAACCAGAATACGCAACTTCTCCGTTGGTTGTGTTGTAGCCAAGGGTCTTGATCGTCTGCGAATATGCAGCCGAAGCTGTCAGTAAAATAGCAATGAGATACTTAATCATAGCTTTGTAGATGACAGAATGCCATCATTGTCAATAGTTATACGCCAACGTGAATTATTAGGCGATTTCAAAATGTATCCTTTGGTAGCATCTGTTACCTCGTAGTCTCCTGCCTGTTGCGTAAGCGCAAGGGTTCCGTCTAAATCTGGTAACGAAATCGCCCTGTTTGCCGTTGCTGTTCCTGTAAGCGTTGTGCGCGTACCAGACTGTCCAAGTTCGATTGACCCTGTCCCGCGAGTATTGATGGAACCACCTCCGTCATAAGTAGTGATGGAACCGCCATTATCAAACTGATCGCCATACATCAAGATAGAACCACCACCACCTCCTTCACCTCCAGATATATTTATTGTTCCACCAACATTTCCATATTGATCGCCATCATTCCAATAACCATTGGTATTGATATTGCCGCCACCATTTGAGGTATTAATCTGTCCACCAACTCCATTTGGCCCTCCTGCTGTATTTATTGATCCACCATTATTTGAAGTGTTTATTGAGCCGCCTGCTCCGTTGTTTCCTCCAGAAGTATTGATTGAACCGCCTGATGCCGATTGTTGACCAGATATGCCACCAGATGTATTAATAGAGCCTCCAACACTACCAACACCATCTCCTCCAGACATAGTAATGCTGCCTCCAGCATTTTCATTATTACCAACGCTCGTAATATTTCCTCCACCTCCGACACCCGCGCTTAGATCAATAGTTCCTCCATTATACGCCCCTTCCGATCTATTATCGGAGCCTTGCAAATTAATGCTACCAGCATTCCCGCCAATGCCATCCAGACCAGTGACACCGCCGCGCATCGTAATAGTTCCACCAGACCCACCACTATTAGATCCTTGAGATGTAGTGATACTATTGCTGCGAATAGTGGCGATACGAGAGTCATTACCTTCACAAGCCGTACCTGCTGTTGTTCCGTAGGTTACTCCACCAGTTCCCCACTCTGTATCGTAGCTAGTGTTGGTTTTTTTGCGGAGTACTTGACCAGTGGTTCCGCCAGAAGGAACTCCAGCAGCAGAACTTGCCTTACCGTCCAATGCGGTCTGGGTTGCGCTGCTGATTGGTTTGTTGGCATCTGAAGTGTTATCTGCATTACTAAGACCCACCATGGACTTGGTAATGCCTGATACCGTTCCAGTAAATGTAGGTGAGGCTAGGTTAGCCTTTAGATTTAAAGCCGTTTGAGTAGCTGTGGATACGGGCTTATTGGCATCAGATGTGTTATCTACATTACTTAGTCCTACTGTGGACTTTGTGATTGTGGCCCATTCTGGAGCCGTTGCCCCCGTGTTTACTGTAAGAAACTGACCAGCGGTTCCAATAGCAAGCCTATCTGGAACGGTAGCGTTACGGTATAGAATATCTCCTCGATTGGTCAGAGCAGATGTTCCCGTAGGCCCTTGGATCCCTTGAATTCCTTGAATTCCCTGCGGTCCTTGATCGGAAAAAACTACATCGTAGGAGATAAGTTGTGCCGCCACTGTACCGTCAACGGTCAGTGTTTCGTCATATGCTATCTCGTAAACTTTAAGGTTCACAGGGCTTTAGTCGGTACTGACACCAGATCAAAGACTCCTGAGACAAGGGTTGTGCGTGTCCCGGAAGCGGATTTCACTTTTATCCCACGGTAGTATCTACCCGGAACATTGAGTTCGCTGGCAGAAATTGAGAGAGTTACCTCACCCGTAGTGGGGGATGTCGGAGTGAAAGACTTGTGGATAAATGCCTCATCATCATTCCACGACAAATCTTTGGTAATTGTTACCCAAAATGTCCACCCTGTAATATCTTTAGGATTCCCATCTGCATCAGACAGACGGACTACTGCAGCCCAATCGTCGCCGACTGGATGAACTACATTATCGACGATGTAAGGGTAGTCGGCCACGGACTATGCCATTTTCTTTTTCGAGGCAGCGCGGCGTTCAATTGCGGCTAGAAATCCACCTTCAGAGGTAGGAGCCCCACCTTCTTCGGCAGACATATCTTCACCCTCCATACCAGCCTCTTCAGAACCGCCTTCGGCTTTGTCTTCGGCCATATCATCCTGTCCACTAACAGGCATGCCGTCGATTTCTTTGAGGTAAAGTTCGCCACCCTCACCAAGTTGAACGGTAGCCATGACTTCGAACGTGTCTCCGGGATTGACACCTTCGGGAACTTCCATCCCTTCCGGAGCTTTAAATTCGATCGATTCTTTTTTCATATGATTATCCTCACACCCACAATCACACCCCTTGGCGTGCTTTCCACCCATTTTCGGGGGAGCTATTGCAATTACAAGTTCCATTTTATTGGGTTAGGGGAGAAGAGTTGCCGCGAGGCTTCCCTTCTCCCCCACCAATGTTTACCTATGGATTAGGAGCAGGTCACCAGCGAAGCGGAGGCAATGCCATTGCCGCAACGGGTGTGCATGATCGCGTAACCCCACTCAGGGCGAATCGGCTTGGATCCAGCCGAGAGGACACCACGGAAGTAACCGATCGTGCCGTCAGGGTTCTGATCCTTGTCGCGAATGTTGAGCCATTTGAACTCGCCGCGATAAGAGACGGGATCAAACGAGGTGCTGCCACCGGGGCTCGTGATCGGGGCCGGGATGACCGAGTGAAAGACATCCTTGTGGAACACAATGGAGACTTCATACTGAGCCAGTTCGTAGGCCGGGTTGACGATCCACTCGGTATTACCGCCAGAGGTCGACTTCACATACGGAGCAACTTCCGTATAGGTGCCGCCGCTGTAGGTATACCGGGGCATGAAATCATCGATGAGATGATAAAAGCCCTTGTAGGTACGCTCAACTCCGAGAGGAGCCAGCAGATCGTTAGCTTTGGTGCTGTAGCGATAATCGTCACGATCACCCGCAATATTGTGGATGAGATCGTACGAGGTCTCGCTGGAGCAGACGAGGCCGAACACCGGGGTGCCGTTCTCGCGTCCGAGCGGATCATTACCTGCACCGTCACGGATGAGGCGCATGCGAACTTTGTCAAGAATCGGCTGGACCAACTTCGAGGTAGGCTCGGCAGCGGGGAAGCTGCTGGTGCCAGAGGTCATCGAAGCGTTGGCCAAGATCTTGTTGTTGGACAAGCGAAGATACTCGTCACGATACCGCGTCTGCCAAGCCCATGAAGTATTTTCCGTAAGGATACGGAAGATATTGCTGAGTTGGTCTTTACGGCGGAACGAGAAACGAAGGTCGTTAACGCAAATCGCAGGCGACTCAATAGCAGTCTGCTTGAGATTGTACGAAACGAGCTTGTTGTAGAACTTAACTTGGGTGGCCGAAGGCACACAAGTTCCACCGCTCGCGTTGCTGTTGAAACCAACAGACGACCACGTCAGACGGGTGTCCGAGCTTTCGGGAAGCGAACGGGAGTAGGTCATAACCGAGATATCGGTGCCCATTTCGTCGGGCCACGTATCTTGAGTAACCAATTTCAACCACGGACTCGTGTTAAGAGTCTTTTTGTAAATGTCAGGCCCGATGCGTCCGCTTTCCGCAGCCAGCCAGCTATCAATAGTATAAGCCATAATAAATCCTCCTAGGATAATTAAGTTTGTGGATAGCTAATGCATTACTTCACACGAAGTATTGTCTTATCTATCCGGTTCAGTTTTTAATCTCACGTGAGCCAACGTGAGGATGTAGTGTTAGCTACACCTTTTTAGCTCTGGCTGATTTTTAGAACGGATATTAGCTCCGAGCGGGCTTTGGTAGTTTTAGTTCTATACCAACGAACAGTGGCAAACTAACAAATGCCACAAAGTAGTCAATAAGAAAAATTACCCAAGGGTAAATCTTTTTTCGATAGCGTCCAAGAACCCACCGATTTCTTGTTTCTGTGAAGACGTGTCAACGTTACCGCTAACTTTCGGGGTAGCCTTTTTGTACTTACCCAAAGCCTTTTCAGCTTCGGCCAGTTTACCAGCGACTTCGGCGTATTTCTTAGCCAAGTGCGGTAGCGCAACTCCAGCGTACACGGCATAGGCGCGTTCCTCGGGAGCGGTATCCAACAAATCTGCTTCCTGAGCAGCCGACTGAAGTTCCTTGACAACATTTTCCCCAAGAGACTGGATGACTGGGTTACCTGCGAAGGTCTCCGTAAAGGTCGAATTAGCAATCTTGAGAGCTTCTTCGCGATATTGTTTCTCGGCTTGCATCTCGTAAGCCTGTTGCCTCTCGTTCATTTCGGCCATGGCTTGAGCGGCGTTCTGCTTCAAGTATTCGCGGCGATTGGATACTTCAGCTAGATCATCGGCCATACGGTAGAGACGTACGCGATCCCGTTCACTGAAATCAGAGGCCAATTCGGTAAGGGCGTCTGAGGAATCACCCATGCTTTCCTGCCGAAGAGCTTCAACAAGTTTCCTTGGGGTAACTTCATATTTCTCAGCAAGGGAGACCGCTGTGTCCAAGATAGCTTGAGTTGGTTCGAGTACAGCCTGCTTGAATTGAGGGGATGCCTCAATACGTGATACAGCGATCTCGCGCTCATATTCCTCAACTTTGGAGCGAAGTTCTTCTAATTGTGGCGAGTCCATTTCGGAAGCTTGCGACTCGCGCTCGGCCAAAACTTTTTCCATTTCAGCCACTTTAGATTTGTAAGACTTCAACTCATTCTTGAGTTCCTTGAACTTGGCACCAGCGGAACCAGACATGGATTTAGTCTCTTCCGCATCAGTACTTTCAGAGTCTTCTGTATCAGTCTCAGTAGATGTCTCCTCGGTCTCGGTCTCGCTTTCAGTCTCAGCTTCGGGTTGTTCTTCTGGTTTCTCCCAAGGAGCCGTTTCGTTTCCTTTTTCGAAACTATCCAGTTTGTCATTTAGCCACGAAGCAAAGTCTCCCGGCTGTTGAATATTGTCGTTGGTGGACGAAGGTGTCTCGCTCGTCAACAACTGTACCGGATCTCCGGTAGGTGTAGATGAAGCGGACGTATTTTCGGATGCTGGTGCTGTAGGTGTATTTTCTGTACTCATAGATTATTGAACACTTCCCCAAGGCTCGGGGAGTTGTTTGCGCGGATCGGGTGGATCTTCGGTAAGTTTTACTAAAGCGCGTTTAAAGTCGAAATATCCAGAATTCTTAGCATGCTGCAACGCAGAGGTTACCATAGGATCGGCGTTCGGAGGCACGGCATACCTAGGCAAATTTGTCTGGGTAAGAAGTTCCAAGGCTTCACGCATAGGTGAAGTATTCAGCACTCTCCGGAGAGACATCCTAAGCTCCGGATCATCGTTCCAATCTTTAATTGTCATTACCAAGCTTTACAGGACCAATAAGCTGCTGAGAGTTTGCTGAGTTGTTTTGTATCGCAACCGTGGCGAGCGCGAAATGATTTTCTACGAGCAGGAATGTTTTTCTTAATAGTCATGTTCGGATCGCCGAACATAACAGATTTGGTCTTCCCGTTTTCAGAAGCAAGAACTTTAAACTTTTTACGTCCGTATCCGGGTTCGCCTTTTTGAATGCGATGCGGTTTGTTAACTTGCATGCTTTAGATAGCAGGTTGTTTAGCAATCTTGCT